CAAATGGCTTAATCGAAAAGACAGGTATATTTATACACCCCCTGTCTAAACGATGGTGTTGTTGTTGTTGTTGTTGTTGTTGGCTAAAAGCCGAAAATAATGTTTATCTATATTATAAATAATTACCAACGTACATATTAGTTGGTAAAATTCCTGTTGGCAATTGATTCGGAGCATCAAAATATGGTGATATAAATTTTCTAATAGTAAAAGGAGATGCCATGGCATGGTGACCAAATCTAGATTCATCGGTCAAACCGACGTAAATAGATCTGCGTCCATTGCATTTCGTTGAATTATTAGAATTATAATACCTTATATATAATGAACCAAAATCCATTGTTGACAATTTTTCATAAGCAAAAAAACTATTTAAAAATTTCTGAGGTGATCCCATAAATTTATAAAAAGTAACATCCGGTATAACAAATTCATAAGTTTGAGTAAAAATATCAAAAATAACTGGAATATCTTGAAATGGAAAAGGAGATCTATAATATGGTAAGTCAGTAGGGTCTATTGTATCAGGGTTAACTTCACATCCGGTAACGGTCGCGGTGGTCGCATCATACGAAAAATTTGGTGGAACAAATGAAACGCTGAGTTGAACATCTTGAACGCCTGCAGTCTCTAGAGTTTGAGTCTGCAACCGAATTTGAAATTTAAATCCAACAGATTTACTATAATACATTCTAGATATTATTGAAATTGGAGTTTGATTCTCAGAATCAAAATTCCATGGTGTTTCTCCAATAAAACTAGATAAAGGTACGACTTCAGTTTGAACCTCTAAAGGGTCAATTGAAACAAGAGAAGTTCTTTGCAAAGGATACATACGTCTAATTAAAGGTCTAATGTCTAGATTAGGCATTAGTCTCTCTAAATGAGATGCTGATTGTTCTTTTTTATCCGTCGCTATTGGATTAACTTGTTCTTGCGGTGAATTCATAACTTTAATTGTATTTAAGTCTCCTATCTGAGCTTTGAAAATTGGTGGTGGTGCTATTTCCTGAACTGGAAAAGGCGCTTGAATTAAATTACGTGGTACGTAACCATAAAAAGTCAAGTCATCGCCTCCTTTCATATAAACATTAAATTCAACTTCTAAAGGGGAGCCATCAGAATTTGCTAATGGCTGAGCTAAATATATATAATACATGCCTAAAAATAATCCTTCAAAAGAAACATTTTCAGAACATGGTGTGAGATCATTTCTACATAAATAAGGTAAGCTAACGGTGTGCTCTTGAGCACCTTGAGTGAATTCCATCAACGCTGATGGAGCATTCGCAATAGAAGAATAAGAAGGAACCGAAATCGCTGCCTCAGAAGAAGGGTTGTACATCTTCAAAAGTCGCAATTTAAGTTGCTGCTTATTATTCATAACAGATTCAATAATAATTTCTAAACCGCCTCTCCAGGCTCTATGCAAAGAATGCATTAATTCGAGATTGTTTGTACATGTAATAGTGTCATTGGTATTAGCAATTCCGCCTTGAAAAGGTGAAATTGGTCGTGCCCAATATAATTTGCCGACTGGGTCTTCTTGAGAAACTTTAAAAGCTCCTAAAAATTGCTTTTTAGAAGTAATATGAGATATTGACATCTCATCAACAGAAGAACCAAAAATGGGAGATCTAACTATGCGATCGTTTTCAGTAAACGGGTCTAATTTTTCAAAATGTTGAGCTGCATCAACAATATTCGGAAAGTTACGTTTTGTTATAATATCACGCTCCTGTATAACAGGGACGTTGGGATTATGCAAACCGATCCAACCGAACAAAGTATTAACTGCTCCATCTATAAAATCGCCCACTACATTCTTCGTCGCGGATTTTGTAACTTCTTTAAGTCCTTTAACTTGAGGGACCCAAGTAACTAATCTTGGTGTTGGAACTACAATATCCAAATTCTTGAAGCAAGCTTCAATAATTATAGATAATGAAGTTGAAGATCCGTTTGATGGGGTTAAAGGATTCTGCACTAAAAAAAATAAATTTGAATAATTTCCATTAATTGGGGTAATATCTAAACTGGTTGCCGCTTGTGTGTCTAAATCTAAAGTGGCGAGATCTGAATTACAATACCAAGGTATTGTTAACATAACTGAAGTAGCTTCATTTGCAAATAAGGATGCGTGAGGACTTGATAACATGGTGTTAATCCATTGTTTATCTGATAATAATGTTCCTTTCGGCATAGGTGGAAGAGCTGCTACTAAAACTTTTCCTGCATGTGTTATAGTTCCTGCCATAGAAATATTTAAAACTAAATCTGCTCTATATAACGAGGCAATTTTCATTGCTTGTAATAAAGATGGATTTGATCTTATAATATCTCCTGGTAAATGATTAATTGGTGATGATAATAAACTATAACGTGCGTCTGTTGCTTTGAAACTTAACGTGCCTGCGTAAAATGGTCTTTCTACATAAGGTTTAGGATCAATTCTATATGCTTCTGGAATATCTACTTTCGTATATAAATCATTAGCTATAGATCCGATCTGTTGGATTTCCCTAGTAGAAATTGATGCTACGGTGGTCGTTAAATTTTCGAGATCTGTGTTGAAATCATTTGATGATTTCTTTAAAAACTTGTTGTCTACATTTTCTGGTTCTTGTGATTGATTCATAATATTTGTTGTCTAATCCTATCAATATTAAAATTTCGGAATACCCACTAAAAACTTAATATAATCTCTAGCTGCCCTAGTGGTATAAGCATTATAACTGAATAAAAATAATAAGGTAACTTTTTTAAAATAAAAAATAACTAAAAAATAAATAAATAAAATAATAAATAAATAAATAAAATAAAATAATAAAAATAAAATAATAATTAAACTAACATTTGTGGTAATTATATCCTCCTCGTAGGCCAATGGTAAATTCATAACCATCGTCACGATTTAGAATATTAATTACTTGATTTTCTGTAAAAAATAAATATTGAGATCCTAAAACCGACTCAAAAACGCCGGTAATTTTCCTAAAAAAAGATGGTGAATGCAAATATGCTTCTATTTGCGTAGATCGTATTTTTCCATTTAATGCCTCGTGAGTGTCTTTTGTTGTATCAACCCACTGAGTCATATTCATAATTGTGTTGGTTGACAAAGGTCCAACCCATCTATTCAAAACTGGGTGAAATCGCATATGGCGTTTTAAATAAGTGAGTTTTTCCAATGGCTGTGAGGGATATATAATTGGTGATTTGTCTCCATTCGTGGCTTCCATTCCTAACGAAAGAGAGACGTCTCTATAAGTAATGAGATTAACATATTCAGATAAGTTTTCCGGTGCTCCGAAAATCTTATCGTCTCCTGTGGTATAAGAAATAATTTGTAAAAAAGCATCAACTGTGGGTTTGGGTACATTTCTCTTAACTACTAAAGCATCTAAAGCTCTATTAAACAAACTGTTAAGTAAAAACGTAATCCAAACACCTGATGGTAATCCGTGAGTGGTCATATATAATTCATCGCAAACTAATACGAAAGAACGCACAATTGTAGAAATTAAAAATTTCTTAGCAAATTTGTACACTCCATCATATTTTTCAAACATAACATCCATAATTCTCTCCATAATCAACGAAACTAATGAGCCGTCCCATTTAGCTGCGTCTAAATCTCCTGTAACTTTAATTCCTTTATCAGATAATTTTTTATATAATAAATCAAAATCTTTAAAAGGATTAAAACCTAATCCTATTCCTGTCTCATGCTTGTTCTCTTTAAAATGCTGTGCTAATTTTCCAAAAATCTTCTTAGTTAACCAAATATGGGTGACTGGCAAAACTCTAATAGTACGCGGTTTCTCGCGTTTATCTTCATTTCGCAATTCATCCATTTTGAAACACTCCTTACTCAAAAAATCTTTTAACATATACTCATCATGCTCTACTCTATAAATAAAATTATTAAATTCTTCTAAAAATTCTGGTAAAATCACTTTATTCGAAAAATCGAAATAAGCGCTCTTACCTTTGGGATGACCATATCCGTTTGATGATTCCTTATTCATTACTGAAAAAGTGGAATCTCCAAACGCACATATATCATCCGGAAGATCTGTGAAATTCTCTGTTGGCATTAGTGATCTAATGCATTCTCCTATAAAATCTAATTCTTCTGTGGTGACTTTTCCTTGATTCTTAAATGTTTTCATTGATGTTTTCTTAATGGTGTTAACTGGATCATTTATTATGGGTGGTCCTCTCTTATCTACTGTGGTATAAACTACATCGTCAGAATGATCTAAAGTTTTGGTAAACTCAGCCATTTCTGGACAATTTAAAACATTCAACATTGTAGGTTTGATGGTTGATCTAGAAGTTGGATAAGTAGTTTCTACTGCTCCTTCTTCATAAACCAATCTCGCTCCTGAAAAGTCTTTTCTAACATCTACTGAGATTCCTAATTGCATATTTCTAACTGATAACATCTCTTTCCTAATATCTTCTGCTATTACTGTCGATGGCATTGCGCAAAAACCGCGCTTTCCATCTCCTGCTACATGAACTCCTAAAATATCTCCTACTGAATTATATATAAAACTACCGCATAAACCTGTACCTTCTATAGGTGTAATAAAACCTGTATCGGGTAAATGAGAAAAAGATTTGGCATATGCTGAATACTCTACTGCTACATCATTAAAAAATAAATTTTTATCAAAAATCAATGGAATTTTGTCCATCGAAGTACATAAATACATAACTGGTGTTACGTCTTTGGTTCTAAATAAAGGTAAACAAGATGGATAAACTGAATGAAAATTTTGCAATTCATAAACTGCTAAATCACAAATTGGATAATCCTTAATTAAAGAAATTCTAACTAACTCTGCTTCTGGGTGGTTATTAATAAAATGATCATAAGTGGCATATATATTTAAAACAATATTCTTTGCTGTAAAATGAGAATTCAATAAAATACGATTTCCGCTAACTATTGCATGTGAACACATATCTGAGTGATCATCACTACTAATCGTAACAAACTTACAATACTTTGAGATAGTAACATCACACGCTACTTGTGGATAAAAAACTTTCTCATTCATATTCTCCTTTCTAAATCTTCTAACTTTCTCTAACAAAACTAACTTATCAAAATCATCTTCTGATAACTCTTCTTCTTTACAAAATAAAATAACAAAAAAAATAATACAAAAATAAACTAACATAACATAAAGTAAACAAACAAAATCATCATCCATAGTATAATAAACGGTGTACAAAACGGCACACAAAGAATAAAACTTATCTAAAACAAAATGTCTACACTGCAATCCTAAATCTTCTCCAAAATTCAACATCTCTTGCATAAGTGGGGTTGATGAAAATAACTCCTTCCTATGCTCTACAAATAAATCAAATTTATTATAATATTTATAAGCTAAAGTAATAATTAAAAAAACACATAAAGATTCTTGTTTGGTATAAAACTCATTTTCTACATACTTATCGGGGTGATACTTACGAGCTAAATTTCTATAATTTTTTGCATATTCTTCGGGTTTACCTAAAATATGCGATGGTAATTTGGCTCTCATAATTTTGGTGGTCTCGTGTGAAGTATCAACTCCTGTAACAAATTGTAATAAATATTTGGCACATAACATCATAAATTGTTTGCAAGGTTTAAACAAACCTGCTAACCATTCTCTAAAAATAGGGGCTCCATTATATAAATCTCTCCAAGCTGGTAATAATGACTTCAAATAACCTGACAATCCTTGAAAAACATCGAATTGGGGTTCAAACTGCATATCTTGAGAAATCTCAAGAATTTCCAAAGGTGTCATCGCTGTTGTTCTGCGATTGGCATTTTCATTAACAATAATCTTATCTAATAACATTCTAATATAAGTCAAAACTTCTATCTTCTTCTTCTTAACTATCTTAACTGGTAAATTTATATTGGCATTGTGGTGTAAAAAACGTGATTCAAATTTTTCAGATTTAACGTGGTCATATTTAAAATATTCTAAATCCTGCAAAAATTCATCACAATTAGATCTTTTAACATTAATAACGTGACATCTCCTAAACAAAGCTCCTCTATCTGCAATACAATCGGTACTGGTAAATCCTGATAAATCTCTAAAACAATTGGTGGTTAATAAAATAATTTTCGAATTAAAAAATTTTGTATTTTTCTTATTTGCTGATGCACATTCTAAAGGAAATTTAACTGGTGAAACAAAATTAATTATGGTTCTCCATTGAGATTTGCCTTGTTGACCTATATCATCCATAACAAAAACTTCTTGATTTTCATAATCGTCATAAAAATCTTTTCCTCCTTCTACTGGTGGTACTGAATGTACATAAACTGACTTCTGCTGTGATCTTAAAACTTCTACAAAGGAATTCATAATAACGGATTTACCGCTACCAGGTCCTCCTTCAAAAACAATACAAATGGGTTCTTCTTTGGCGCTAATAGTAAAAGTATTAACGTACTTAACTAAATTATCTTTAAACAAAATCCAAACTTCTCTAAAAAACTTATTATCATGATTACTAACATAATCATTAAACATGGGATTCTCCTTTAACTTATCATATAATTGCGAAACTGAATGCCTAAAAACTGGCTGTAAAATAATATTGGGTGTACTAGTATAACTAGTATATAAATCTACTACTTCTTTGATATTATTATAACAAATAATATTACCAAAAATAAAATCTAAAAAAATTATAACGGGTTGAATAACATTGGCACTTAATCCTGCATTGGCACCTAACCAATCTAAAACTGATCTAAAAACTGTATGCAATGATGTTAATACATCAAAAACTAAACTAGATGAAAACAAACGCTTACCTGTAATCATAGTGTATTCTTTTAAAATACGACTAACGCTTTCAGGTACTCCTATAATAGAAAAAAAAATTGACATGGTCTCATATGAATTGGATTCTCCAATCTGTGCTGTGAAAACTTTACTAAATCTTTGACATAAAGTATACATTGAAATAATAGTTGAAATAATCGACATTGGTGTAAGATATCCTTCTCTAACATTTAAAATCATATTTATAAAATCTAAAAAAATAATCCAAAACTCTCCTTTCTTAACTAATCCCATTGCTATTTGTGATTTATCATAAATGGTCTTAATCATTCCTATAAATGTTTTAAAAAAATCTCCAAATTTAGATTGAGGTCTAAATTTTCTCCTAATAACTAAAACTAATTTCTTTTTAATATTGTAAACTATATAATCATTGGCTTCTCTTCCTACTCCATAAAGCTTGCTCTTAAAATTTTGTTTGCTCATTGAGAGCATCGTACTGGTTCTTAAATCTAAAATAAAATGTTTATTGGTGAAATTTGATGTTTCATAAAAATTAATTCCATCCAAAATGATCTTCTCTTTTTTAGTAACTTGTGTTACTAATTCTTTAATTGAAATATTAGTGGCAGAATTTACATCCGCTGCCTCGGTATCTAAAAATAAAAAACTTTTAATATAATTGTTGCACTTGTCCATTTATCACATTGGTCCACACCTTAACAAATTCTAACTCCTTTCTTTACATATGGTACTATATTCATTGGGTTGCTTCTCACGTTGAAACCTGTTTTAAAATTAATATATAAATTACGTCTTATATATAGACATTTAAACTCAGAGGTACGCAAAATTGTTATCAAATATAATAATACTCCATACTACACAAACGAAGGTTTAATTAATTGATGTGGGATAGCAGTTCTTTTTCCTTCAAAAAAAACCACATGTAAATAAGTTAAACTTACTCTACAAAAAACCATACAATATACGGGGATAAATCCGAATATATTGCGAAAATAATGATGGTGAAATTAAACAAAATAAAAAAATCTAAAGCTACGACTTACTACGCTAAAATAAGCCTCCCTATTAAAATTTACATATTTGAACACATACGGTAAATAAAAAGCAAAATAAATAAAATAAAATCTAAAACTACGACTTACTACGCTAAAATAAGCCTCCCTATTGAAATTTACATATTTGGGCACATACGGTAAATAAAAAGCAAAATAAATAAAATAAAAATAAAATCTAAAACTACGACTTACTACGCTAAAATAAGCCTCCCTATTAAAATTTACATTGTTGGGCACATACGGTAAAATAAATAAAATATAATAAATAAAATAAAATAAAATCAATCAACAACTTATTACTTAAAACTAAGTCTCCTATTAAATCTTAAAATAAATAAAATAAAATTAAATAAATAAATAAACTAAAAATAAACCAAAATCAAACAAGAGTGAAATATTATACGAAAATACACGAAGTAACGACAACGCTTAACAACGAATAACAGAGCTTACAAGTTTATAAAACAACTTTGATTCTGATTTACAAATAAAGATAATAGAAATAAAATAAAATTAAACAAGAGTGAATTATTATCCAAAAATACACGATAAACGCTTAACAATGAATAACAGAGCTTACAAGTTCAAAAGAACAACTTTAATCTTAATAATAAAAACTTTATAAAAAATATAAATAAAACCTAATAACTAAAAAATTCAATAAATAAAATAACTTCAATGAAATAAACTAAACGAACTCTGGTGGATGTGTTTCGAACGTAACCACCGAACTTTCCCTAATAAAAATCAATGAACTAATAATAAATATAATAAAATGTTGGTTAGGAAATTACATAAATATAATAAAAAATAAAATAAATATAAATATTTCTAAAATCTAAGGGGCGGACTAAGATATATTATAGTAAGAACTATAATATATCCTATCATCATATTATAAATATATATTATAAATATATATTTATAATATAATACTAATCAAGAAAATTATAAATTCGAAAATTTATAATTTTCCGTGTAGAGGTAACTAACTAAAGTTATCTAAACTAATGGTTGAAGAAAAATTTTCTCTTAAAAATACGCTATAACGCTCCGTGAATAAAAAATCATACTTAAAAAGTACTCAAGTAATATTCACGACATAATATAACATACATCGGCAAG